GCCTGTTCTAACGACGCGGAAGGAAATGCCGAGTCTGCCCGATCACCTGAGTTGAACTCTCTCCATCCAAGAAATGGTTCAGATAACGTATCTCTAAAATAGATACCCCTAATATCTGGCCCTTTGTAGCGTGACCACCTAGTAATAATTAGGTGCGCCGAAAGAGCATCCGATCCATAAGCTAACACTCTACTGACTATTCTCATACGAGCGTCCTCAATCTGAATGATGCGTTCTGGAAAGGCCATCCTCTTAGCTAGTTCGTCTGGGGCTCGGTCAACTATGCCTTTGCTCCAAACGTGGCCAAGGAAGGTATAAGAATCACCGTACCTAGTAACTTCTGACTTCTTTACAGAAAGACGTAAACCCAATTCCCTAAAGACTTGAGTCCACCGTGGCAACGGAACGTGGTGATCAACCCCGAGCATGCCGTCGTCACCAAGCACTAGGAGCTTCTCCTCAGAAATAGGTTTCCCTAACAACTTAATAGAAGCATACTGTACAGCCATAAAGTTAACAATACTGTCAACAAGCTGAGTAAAGTAGGAGCCAGAGGGCACTCCTTGGTGAGTTTGGTACACTAATCCATCAGGCATTAAAATTGGAGTATGTATGAAGTAGTGAACAAGTCTCGACCATTCGCGATCATCAACTTCTCCCTTCGCAAAATTACGCCTAAGCACCGTAAAGGCGATATCTATAAAGCGAGGGTGGATTGAAGAATCAAAACCACTAAAATCGAAACCATACCTCACCCCACTGTTACCAATGGGTACCAATCGAGCCGCTAGCTCGTGCCGATGTAACCCAAAAGCCATTGCAGTTCGACTAGACAAAAAATGATCAATTAACGGCCTAGCGTACTTTGCTTCCAACAGGGTCATATGAAGTGGGTAACCCCACACCAATCTGGTTTTTGGGCCAGTTTCCCCATGCTGGATCCGATGGTAGCTGACACATGGTTGTGCAGCGCAGTCGCCTTTCGAAAACCTTCTCATCCGCTCGAAATCAACCTCGAAGGCATCTCCTTTAGAAACGAACAATGGTGCTCCCGAAGACTTCTCCATCTTCACGGCATCTTGGAACTCTTCCTTTGACTTTAACGAAAACAAGCTCTGTGACCCACCAAACTGTTTGAAAGTCAGATCTACAGCCTGGGCGAAACACTTCTCATCATACGACAAAACCGGAGTAACGTCATATTTTCCTAAAGAATCGAAGAGCTTCTTGGGATCAAACTTCGACTTATTATCCCTTTCAGGATCTAAATCAAAGCCTTGTTTCTCAAGAGCACGTAGTACATGATATTCCACGATAGTTCCTGTGCTACTTGAAATTGCTTTTAAGAGAGTCTTGACCCGACTGCCATGGTAGGGACCTCGACAGTGGATCCTACTATAAGTAGGTTGCATAATTATGCCCTTTTCACTAGTAGATACTATGCGTTAGTAACAACGTTTGAG